CCGACCATTACACTGGTGCGTCAGATGGTCGAAGACTGGCGCGACTATGGATGGACTGATGTCGATGCGTCGGTACATCAGATTACCGGTGGAGTGACGAAAGAGACGACCAAGCCGGTCGTCGTCAGTACTTGGCAAAGCATTTTTCGTCAATCCGAAGAATGGTTCAGTCGGTATCGTACCCTGCTCGGTGACGAAGCGCACACCTTCAAAGCGGAATCGCTGCGAAGCATCATGGAGAAGCTGCCGCACTGTTCGCACCGGATCG